CATATGAACAAATTATGAAAGCAAAAGTAGATAGTTTAATGGAAACTATTGAAGCATCACAAGACATAAGTGCATTAATGAAAGCCATAGAGGCAGACTTAAAGCAACGTGAAAAGGACTTAAAACGACTGCCTAAAAAGAGTGTGTACGAAGCACCTATAATTAGACCCCAAGGATCTTATGATCCAGATGCCAACGATGCATATAATACTGCTACAAATAGACGTCCTCCTAAATATGATTATGATCCTGAAATGGATTACAGACCAGGTAAAAGTTTAGGTAGTATTCCAACTATACAATCTGAAACTGAAGTAGTACAGATGCCTAATGGAGATTTGTATTTGTTTTATGCTAATACTAAACCTAAATCTACTACACCGGAACAAAAAAGCATATGGCAAAAGTTTGTTACCACAATACTAAAAAATCCTAAAGCAAACCAAACTGGACCTAACAAAGAAAAAAATGTACTAGGTTTCTTAAAACTAAACCCTTTTGAGGACGGATACAGAGTTGCTGGTGTTGGTATGGACCCTGAAATACGAGGACAAGGCAAAGCAATAAAATTGTACTTGGCCTTTAGTGCCTGGAAAGGCGTCCCTATATATTCAGATTTTTCACAAACGCCTAGTGCTAAAACAATGTGGAGCAGTATAACAGCCCGATATCCCAAAAGAGTCGTTGCTTATGACCAGAAAAGTAAAAAAGATATACCTTTAGTCAAAGCAGGAGATATGTATCAAGATCAGCCAGATGATTTTGATAAAATGACTCAGCAGAAAGCCACAAAAGTTTTAGGCGGTACTAAACTGTTTAAGTTGTTACCAGAGGGCGAAGTTATACACAAGAACTTTGGACGTGATCAATCAATTGAAAAACAAATAAATCCAGGTGAACCACAAAAAGCCTATGATGCCTATGATGGTGATTACCTTCCATTTTATTTCAGCAATGGTTGGAAACTAAACGTAATGGACCCAGAATACTCAAATTATGAACATGAAGTTTGGGTATTAAAAGATGAAAATGGTAAACAAATAGAAAAAGGCGAAAAACAATCTGATCTTATATCAACATTACAAAACATGACACAAATACCTATACGAGAAAACTTTCCTGTACCACCAACTAATGATAAGTTATTGCAAAAAATTAGGGACTGGAAAATAAGAGGTCACCATGGTGACGTTGCTCGAGCTCCAGGGATACCTGCATTAGGAGTAACTCCTGGAGATAGTGAATTATTTAGTATGTGTGATAATTATTTATTGAACCCAGATAAACCTATGGCAGGTAAAATAGAAGTAATACAAAAACTAGATCTTGCAATGGATATGGATTCATCTACAACTCCTACAGAAAAAGATGTTTATGATTATATAAGAGGTACAGGAGTAGATATGCCATTTATACCACCAGACATAGATGAAAACTTTGCTGACGGTAAAGTGAAAGGAAAAAGTCGTCCAGGCAGAGTAAAGAAGTCAGGTGCAAGTTGTAATGGCTCAGTGACAAGTTTACGCAAAAAAGCAAAAAACAGCAGTGGTGAGAAGTCAAAAATGTATCACTGGTGTGCCAACATGAAGGCTGGCAGAAAAAAATTTAAATAAATAGTAGTATGTCCAAATACAGTAAAAGATTTTACACTGGTAAATCTATATCTAGTCAAGATAAAAACATTGCATTACCAGAATACTTAAATGAAGTAAAAGAAAATACCAGTTATGGTGAAAGAAGCCGCAACTCAGATTCCTCTACGAATGAACTGGAACATCCGCCAGACCAATACAAAATAGACTTGCATGATATGAGAACAGCTCTTAATTATCATCTACAAGGGTTTACTAAGTATCTTAAACAGAACGAACTATCACCAGATAGCAAATATTCTAAATCTGTAAATTGGTTTCCTTCTGATACTGAAGATTTATTTTATACAAATATGAAAGACGAAGTCACAAGTGGACTCATGGAAAAGGCAGGTTGGTGTAGTAAAGATAAAAAACCTAAGGATGATCTTACATACAATGTAAATAAGCATGGATTCAGGTGTATTAATTTTAGAGGAAAAGATCCAAGACCTGGAATTTTAAGTTTAGGGTGTAGTTTTACATTTGGTATAGGTTTAAAAAATAGTCAAACATTTGCACAAAAAGTTGCTGATAACTTTGGTATGGAAAATTATAATCTTGGTGTCCCAGGACGCGGACTAGATGTATTAGCAATATATCTCAGTATGTTTATAGAAAGGGAAATAGACATCAACTTGATAAAGGCTATTGTGGTGTTCCTGCCACCACCAGGAAGAGAAACGATTTTTAATTATAGTCATGGATGTTTAAAAATGACTGATGCTCATTTAGACGTTTTAGCATCTACTAATTATTATCAAGATAGTTTTTTAGATGAACTAGAAGAGATTGATGATGACATATTACAGAAATTTGGTAAATATGATGCAATCGACAACAGAGAGAAAGTTAGAGGAATGTTAGAGGACGGGTTATATGGACACCTGCAAAAATTTAGATCTAGTCTATATGAACACAACTATTTTACACAGGAAAATAATTTTAAAAGAGACATACTTAATGTTAACTCAATAAAATTGTTTGCTATGACGCATAATATTCCATTAGTAATACAACAAAATAAATCACTTATTTATAAAAGGTATTTAAATACCTTTGCAAATGCTCCAGACTTTGACCTTGCAAGAGATATGAGGCACCCTGGGACAATAACGCATCATAACATTGCACAAAGTATCATATCAAAATTAAATATTCATTTAACATAGATAAATAGTTATATGCTTATAAGAGATATAATAAATGAGACTACCAGTGCTGGTGGTATAGCCACAGTTGCTCAACCTATGGGTAAAATGATTAAGCGACCTAATCCTAGTATATATGGGAAGAAGAAAAAAACTACTGAAGATCAGGTACCTTATCTACAAAGACCTAACACAGGATATGCAAAAGCAATAGCAGATTATTTAAGATTAAATCCTGGTAAAACAGAAGAAGATTTTAAACTGCTTACACCTAAAAAACAAGAGAAGTATCTAGACAAGTATTTAGAAAGCAAAAAACAGAAAATCAGAGTCGCAGAAAGTAATCCACGCAGAGAAGCCGCAGTAAAAGTATTAGTAGATAAGATTAAGGCTAAAGGTTTAGACCAATTCAGAGAATATCAAGGTAACATTGACCGCGATGCAATAGAATCATATATGGCTCGTAACATGCCGGATAGTTATAGAGGTCGTGATACAGGCAAAGCCATAGAAGACGCTATGGCAGAATTAGAATCATCGTTTGTTGAAGGCAAAAGCCCACACAAAAAAGGCACCAAAAAATACAAAAAACATATGGCGGCAATGCACGCCGGATAGTATGAGAGCAGTCAAAGATAAAAACAAATATTTAAACTTAATCAGTAGTACTGAAGCAAGGTTATTCAATAAAGTTGATTTATCAGGCTTCGTAAGTGTAAATACATTAGACGAAAGAGAGCAATATATTGCAGAAGAACTTTATAAAAAAGATGTACTGCAAAAAATACAAAAAGGTGAGCAAGTTGGCTACAAAATCTACCCACAAAAGGAAAAACTACAATAAAAAGTTTTTAGCAAAAAAATTAGATGGTTTAGCAAAGAAAGTTGCTAAACGTGATGTTTTTATTGTTAAAAAAACTGATCCTGGATATAATATAGTAAACTATGTAACTAAAGAAGTTCTAGTTGAAAATGTGCCTTTTCTAAATGTTGCAAAAAGAGCCTGCAAAAGTTTTAATGCTTCGAAAGAAAAAGTAAACGGATCCTCAATGCAAAAAGATGTAGATATCTATTTTAAGCACTATATGGATATACAATTTTATAAAAATACAGTAAAAACAAGCCAAGATAAAAACAGAGTATTTAATGCAGGTGTAAGAATGGCAGATAGTTTAGACTACATAAGAGAAGCAAAACTCAGACTGTCATATTTTTAAGACAAAAAATCTAATAAAATGATAAATAAGGAGTATATAGAATATACTTTAGGAAGAAACTATGTTTATTAGAGATTTTAATCAGCAAGGTCAAACAAAGATCAACAAAATTAACGAATTGTTAAGTAAAGAATTCGGTATGTCAATTAAGACATCTTTCCCTAAGAAAGAAAAATTAAATAACATATTAGAAATGTCAAACAAAGCAATTATCAAACTGAAAGATTCCAGCAAGAACTTTCAGTTAGAACCAGAATATGCAAAATTTTTAGGCATTAAAGATATAATGCAAACTATGATTGCAGAAGGCATGTATGCTGAATCACCTGCAAATATCCAAATGAAAGAAAAACTGTGTGCAGAAGTACAACAGTTGATGGATAGCGGATGTACTGAATCAGAAGCAGTCACAAATTGTATGGTTAACTTTAAAAAAGGTCCAACAGCTCACAGCGAAGAATGGGCACTTCCTATAGTAATGATGGCGGCAAAACAATATATGCAAGACAGTAATTGTGAATCATTAGAAGAGATTGCTGTTGAAGGTCCTAATACAGATTTAAACGAATACCTACTAAGCGAACTAGCAAAAGAAGTAGGTGTTGAACTTACAGACCCTTCAAGCATAGATGCTATAGAAGAAAAACTTGGATTGTTTGCTGAAGTATCAGGTAAGAGCAGAGACTCAGTTGTTGGCTTCCTAAACGGCTTAGAAGAAGATGCATTACCACAAGGTATTAAATTCTTTGGTGCTAAAGTAAGTGAACAAAATAAATTTACTGGTGCTAGAAAAGATGCTATTCTACAAGGTAAAGACGAGTTTGAAGTAGACGGTGAGACATATAAAGTTACAGGCGATACTAAAGACGAAAAGAAAAACGAAAGTATGTTTGATGACATTATAGATGACATGTTATCAGAAGAAATTGAAGGCACAACTGTAGAAGAAGCAGAAGTTGTTATGGCTGTTAGAGCATTAGCAGACGACATTCAGGACCATGTTGAAAGACTAGGCAGAATGGTAAACGAAGATATTCCTGCTATTGCAGATCAAATGATACACGAATTTGGTGCAGATAAATCAGCACAATTTAAAGCATCAGCAGAAGAGACTTTAAGCTCAGCATTAGAGAGTGCCAAACAGGCAAAAGAAGGTGTTAACCAACTAGTTGGTGGCATTACAGGCGAAGATATGGGACTGGCTGGAGATGATACTGGAAGTATAGATGACATGCCATTGGGCGGAGATAGTCCTATCGATGATATGGAAGAATTACCAGAACCTGAAATGGATGTAAACGAACCAGCGGCGGCAGGACCAGAAGAAGAGCCTCTAGGCAGAGCACCTATAGAGGTGTAAAATGCTTATTAACGAAGTAGTACTTAAAGAAAAAAACACTGATTATGAAGCAGGGCTTTTATCCAAAATTCAGGATGTCTTAACAGTTGCTATGTCTCGTGATATTAAAAAAGTATCAACAGAAAAATTCCTTAAAATACTAGATTCTAATGGTTACACAGATTTAACTATGGACCAATTAAAGTTAGCAGTCAACAAGAGTGGGTTTGCTAACAGTATAGATGACGATATTATTGTACCCAAAGATGAATTAGGTGCAGATATAGACACAGAAGTAGAGCCTACTGTAGATGTAGGAGCAATGGCAGGTGATCAAGCCATGTCAGATATAAAGGCAGAATTATAATGGCTAATATTTTTGTAAATGCCACACAGGCAAGAGCTAACAGCAGGAATAACGTAGTTATTCATGGCGAAATAAAAACTATTGAATCAGAAGTTTTTTCAAATATAGATTCAGGCGTACTATACGCAAATGTAGTTTCAAATTCTACAATGACAAACAGTAATGTATATTACTATGTTTGGAATGGAACCACAACAGATCCCACAAAACTAGATCAAATTAATTATGTTAAAAAATATTTTACTGATCTAGGGTATGGTGTAAACATCACCACAAATACCAGTTCAAATAATACTATTTCCTGGAACGTTTCCTGGTAAATAGACATATAACGAACAACTTAAAACAATTTTAATGCTAATAAACAAATTCGAATACCCCACTCTGCGAAGAGAAACCCAAGCAAACGGAAAAAGACAATATGTTGGTGACGACAGTATTCCTGTACCTAGTGTGACCACAGTACTAAGTGAAACAGGAGATAAAACTGCTTTAATGAACTGGCGTAAACGTGTAGGAGATGCAGAAGCAAATCGTATTAGTCAGGAAGCCGCAGGTCTTGGCACCAAAGTACATAACGCAATCGAAAAATATGTACTTAACGAAGAATATGAAATAAAAGGAAACAATCATATCAGTATTATGGCTAAAAATATGCTGGAAGAAATGATTGAACAAGGACTAAGTAAAGTAGACGAGTTATGGGGTGTTGAAGTAGGATTAATTGCGTCAGGATTATATGCTGGTACCTCAGATGCTATAGGAGTATATGAAGGCCAAGATGCTATAATTGACTTTAAGACTGCTAAAAAAATTAAAAAACGCGAATGGATCGAGGACTACTTTATGCAAGGTTGTGCCTATGCATTAGCCCATAATGAAATGATGGGGACAGAAATCAGTAAAGTTGTTATACTAATGGTTGATAGAGAAGGTAAATTTGCTGAGTTCACCATTGAAGGTGAGGAATTCGAACAATATTGTGAGAAATGGTCAAATAGACTAGCAGATTATTACGCAAAGATTTCATAAACTTTTCAGAAAATGATAAATACTAGGTAATAGGAGACTTATTTAGTATGGCAACAGGTAATAACACAGTAGTAGTATCAAGAATACAAAATCGTAGAGGGTTAAAACAAGACCTACCTCAACCACTCCGCTCTGGAGAAATTGGGTTAGCAACTGACAGCCGTCAAGTATTTATTGGTGGTAGTGAATTAAACTCTACTTTCAATAAAACAGTAATATATGAAACAACTGATAATGCAAAGCAAGTTGTAGACAGTATTGCAAACAACCAAATTATTCAGTTCACTGTACCACACAGGAGATATAACACTAGTTTAGATGGTTTAGATGGTACTGCTAAAAGTTTTACATATACAGGTAGCAGTGATGTAAGCATCACTAATAGTAATAGAGATGTATTTAAGAATACTGTAGGTGCAGGAAATGTCGTAAGTATAGAATCAGGTGCGGCTTTTGATGCCGACGATTTAACAGTAGTAAAAAATGGTACGGTATTAGTAGGAAATACTACAGCATCAATAGGTACATTAACAACTGAAGATTATATTTTTACATCAGGCACAACACTAGGTAATGACCATACAATTACTTTTAAAACTATACCTTTAACAAGCGACGATATTGGTATTACTTATTACAGTAATTCAGCAGTAATAAGGACTCTTGATGGTGCTAGTAGTAGCGACCAAAACATTAAACCTGGTTATGGTAATGTAAGTTTAGGTGAATTAACAAATTTTTATAACAGACAAGATATACCTACATTTTTACAAATACCTACAGATTTAATTGTAGTAAATGCAACTACTGGTACAGGGTATATTGGCTTACAACATAAGCATACAGCAGTAATATCGTCAAGTACTGCAGATATTACTATTTTAGGATTATCAAACTTACTAGTAAGTAGAACAAGTGAAAAAGTATCAAATGTACCTTACACGGCTTCAGGGTCTAATGTTACAGTTGCATATGATTATGCAGATCAAAAATATACAACAAATGCAAATAATTATAATCATGTTTACATAACAGATGGAACGGATGCCAATGTAAATGGCAATGTTCAAATTACTAGTTCTAATAGCACTCATTTTACATTTACTGTGAGTGGCACTCCAGCAACCAGTGGAAATTTATCACATACAAGAATTATGCAGTTTGATTTATCAGGAGCGCCTAGCAGTGGTAATATTTCTACAGCATTAAATACGGTAACCGGAATTGTAAATAATACTGGAAATATTACGACAGGTTCAAATGTTACTCAGGCTTGGCATAGTTTACAATTATTACCACAATATGATCCTGCAACAGGCACGCAAGTATCCTCTACCAAAGTTTACTTTACACATAAGTCAGCTCAAAGCAGTACACCAGCAAACTTTACATTACATGAAGATGGAAGTACACTATCAAGACTTAATCTAACTGAAAGAGAATATACCAGAGCAAATGCTACAGTTAAAGCACAATTAGAAGACTTTTTATATGATGCTATGATAGATTCTGCTCTTAATGTGTTTGAGTCTGTTGATACTAATCAAACATATACAGCAAATTCTACTGTAGATGCAAGTATAGGTTCATACAGTTTAAATACTAACACAGAAGGCACAGAAATTACATTTAATAGTAATGAAGAAGCCAGGAACTTTTCTACATTAGTAAACAAGTTGTATTTTGAATACAGTATTTATAATACACCTGGTGCAGGAGGATTGGGGAGTTTAACAGTAAGCTCAAAAGGTTTAACTAATGTAAAAAATAATATCCAATTACAAACAGCCGAAGGAGCCGCAAGTGGATTACCTGATGTAGCATATGACTCTACAGAAACTGCAAGTATTCCAGAAGCCGCAAATACAAATATTAAAACCTTTGATATGACAGCATACGATACTTTTGTAATAGATTATAGTATAGACTTCAGAAGTGGTTCAGATCTATATAGAAAAGTTGGTCTGTTACAGTTATCCAGTTACGACTATGGCTCAGGCAACCCAGCAGATGTAGTTATACAGGATTACGGTACAGACAAAGCAGTTGGATCAGTAACAGGTAATGTACAATTTACAGCAAATGTATCCAGTAGTGTACTAACACTTACAGCAATTAGTAGTGTAACTGAATCTTGCAATATGAAATATCTTGTAAGAAAATGGAATGCACCTTTAACTTAATGGTTAATGTTTCTTAATACTAATAGCTCAGAAGATAGATTAAAAATTTGGCGAGAGGTAAGAAACACTGATGTTTCATCAGCCCAAGACCTAGTCAAAAAATTTATAGATATCAAAATACTTCCACGTTATTTAGATTACTATACCCCAAAGAGCTGGCCTAACCCTTTTGAGATATTATTTGAGGGTTACTTATGTCAATCAGGAGTAACTATTTTACTTACTTCCACATTAATAAAAAAAGGATTCATTACTAGCAATGAACTTTCTTTTCCTGTGATAAGTAATAACATAACAGGAGATTCAGGTATAGTACTGTTAGATGGAAATGACGTTTACAACTTTACTCCTGGAGAAATTGTTAGTTGGGAATTTGTAAAAAACAATTCCACGATATTTCAAACACATAAATTAAATAAAGAAAAGTTTTCTTATTGACTTTTATACAGTTATATAGTAGAATAATTCTGCGATAAATATAACTTTACAATACAGAATTTTAAGGACAAACACACATGCAAGTTAAGAAAAGAGATGGTACTTTAGAAGACTTAAACATAGAAAAACTACACAAAGTGGTGATGTATGCATGTGAAGATATTTCTGGTGTAAGTGCATCAGAAGTAGAAATAAATTCTAAAATTCAATTCTTTGATAAAATAGTTACAGAAGATATACAAGAGACACTTATTAAAAGTGCCGCAGACCTTATCAGTGAAGAGTCTCCAAACTATCAGTATGTGGCAGGTAGACTGATTAACTACCATCTGCGTAAACAAGTATATGGAACATTTGAACCTCCTTGCTTATGTGATATAATTCAGGATAATATAGACGCAGGGTTTTATGACTCTGAGTTTGTTGAGTTGTACACAAAAGAAGAAATCAATCAATTACAAGAATATATTGACCATAACAGGGACGAAGTATTAACTTATGCGGCTATGGAACAATTCCGTGGCAAGTATCTAGTACAAAATAGAAGTACAGGTGAAATATTTGAAACACCACAAGTAGCATATATGATGATTGCGGCAACATTGTTTAGCAAGTATCCAGCAGAAACTAGAATGAGTTATGTGAAAGCATACTATGATGCTATAAGTACTTTCAAAATTTCTTTGCCTACGCCAGTTATGGCAGGTGTGCGTACGCCACAAAGACAGTTTAGCAGTTGCGTACTAATTGAAACTGGTGACAGTTTGGATAGTATTAATGCAACTAGTAGCAGTATTGTAAAGTATGTAAGTCAAAAAGCAGGCATAGGTATTGGTGCTGGTAGTATAAGAGCGGTAGGTTCTAAGATAAGGAGTGGAGATGCTACTCACACTGGAGTTATTCCTTTCTATAAAATGTTCCAATCTGCTGTAAAGAGTTGTAGTCAAGGTGGAGTACGTGGCGGAGCGGCTACATTATACTATCCTATTTGGCATTTAGAAGTTGAGGACTTACTAGTATTAAAGAACAACAAAGGCACAGAGGACAACAGAGTGCGTCACATGGACTATGGCGTACAGTTTAACAAACTGATGTACGAAAGACTTATTACAGGTGGTAATATTACGTTGTTTAGTCCACAAGACGTACCAGGACTTTATGATGCTTTTTTCCAAGACCAAGACAAGTTTCAAGAGTTATATGAAAAAGCAGAACGTATGACAAGCATAAAGAAAAAATCTATTCCGGCTATAGAACTCTTTAGTTCCTTTGTGACAGAAAGAAAAGATACAGGTAGAATATATTTGATGAATGTTGATCATGCTAATACACATGGAGCATTTATAGAAGAAGTAGCACCAATTAAACAAAGTAATTTATGCTGTGAAATTGATCTACCAACTAAGCCTTTGTCAGATGTAAATGACCCAGAAGGTGAAATTAGTTTGTGTACATTAAGTGCCGTAAATTGGGGTGTAGTAAAGGACACAACTGAAATGCAAAAGATTTGTAACCTAGCAGTAAGAGGATTAGACGAACTTTTAGATTACCAAGAGTATCCTATATTAGCGGCAGAGCTTAGTACTATGAACAGACGTCCTTTAGGCATCGGTATAATTAATTTCGCATATTGGTTAGTTAAACATGATACAACTTACCAAGAACCTAATCTAGAGCTAGTAGACGAATGGGCAGAAGCATGGAGTTACGGACTGATTAAAGCAAGTAACGAGTTAGCACAAGAAAAAGGTGCATGTCCTAAAACAATGGAAACAAAATACGGACACGGTATTACACCTAACCAAACATACAAAAAAGATGTTGACGAGTTAGTAAAACACAAAGAACGTATGGATTGGAAAGGATTGCGTAAACAGTTAGCAGAAACAGGTATTAGAAACAGCACACTAATGGCACTTATGCCTGCTGAAACATCAGCACAGATTTCAAACAGCACAAATGGTATTGAGCCACCGCGTAGTTATGTTAGTATAAAACAAAGTAAGCATGGTGTATTAAAACAAGTAGTGCCAGGGTATCCTTATTACAAAAATAAGTACGATTTACTTTGGGATCAAAAGAGCCCACAAGGATATTTAAAAATAATGGCAGTATTGCAAAAGTATATTGACCAGGGTATTAGTGTAAATACCAGTTATAATCCTGAGCATTATGAGGACGAAAAGGTTCCAATGAGTGTTTTAATACAAGATATACTGACTTTTTATAAATACGGTGGCAAACAATTATACTATAATAACACCTATGACGGACAGGGCGAAATCGATATTCATAAAGATGACGCTCAGGGCGAACTTGCCATTACTGAAATAGACGAAGAAGATTGCGAGAGTTGTAAAATATGACAGTACTAGATACCAAAAATAAAACACATCATACTAAGGCTAAGATGTTCTTAGATCCTGCTGGAGGCGTAGCCGTACAGAGATATGATACATTAAAATATAAACAGTTTGATAAACTGACTGATAAACAGTTGGGTTTCTTTTGGCGACCAGAAGAAGTAGATATTACTAAAGACGCAACAGACTTTAAAAATCTTACTGACTTTGAAAAACACATTTTTACAAGTAATTTAAAACGACAAATTATATTAGATAGTGTACAAGGTCGCTCACCAAATTTGGCTTTTCTGCCTATAGTAAGTCTGCCAGAATTAGAAACCTGGATAGAAACTTGGGCATTTAGTGAAACAATTCACAGTAGAAGTTATACACATATTATCAGAAACGTATATCCTGACCCGAGCAAGGTTTTTGATGAAATGTTAGACATAAAAGAAATTTGTGATTGTGCAGATAGTATTACTGAAAATTATGATAAACTTATCGAGTATAACTTGTTAAGACAAAAAGGATATAAAACTTATGACGAATACGAGCATAAGAAAAGGATTTGGTTAGCACTTATGAGTGTAAACATTTTAGAAGGTGTACGTTTTTATGTATCTTTTGCCTGTAGTTGGGCATTTGCTGAGCTAAAAAGAATGGAAGGTAATGCTAAAATTATAAAACTAATTGCTAGAGATGAAAATGTTCATTTAGCGAGTACTCAGCAAATGCTAAAGTTTTTGCCACAAGACGACAAAGACTTTGCTAAGATACAAAAAGAATGTGCCGAAGAGTGTAAACAGATGTTTATTGATGCAGTAGAGCAAGAAAAAACCTGGGCAGAGTACTTATTTAAGGATGGCAGTATTATAGGACTAAATGCCGAACTTTTAAAACAATATGTAGAGTTTATCGCCGCCAAAAGAATGAGAGCAGTAAACCTAGAAGCGATATATAATAGTGGTACTAACCCTTTACCTTGGACACAGGCATGGATTACAGGTGGATCAGTGCAAGTTGCTCCACAAGAAACAGAAATATCGTCATACGTTATAGGTGGTACTAAACAAGACGTTGACAACAAAACATTTAAAGGATTTAGTTTATAATGTACACAGACATATTAAAAAATAGTTTAGGAAAAGTAGTATCAGTAAAAACTACAGCAGGAATAGAACTTATAGCAACACTAATAGGTTATGATGAAAAGAATTTAACTTTAACATTAAATAAACCCAGATTAGTAGTTGTTGCTGAAGAAAACATTGCCGTAGTTCCTTATACTTTTACAAGTAAATCAGAAGAAGTATTTGTTTTAAGAGAACAATACTTGTCAGTAGATACAGCATTAGAGAATAGTTCAGCAGATTACCTACAACTACTTAAAGACAACGAATCATAGTAGATAAATAATACTATGCCTAAAGTAGCAAGATTTATGGATATGGTTGGAACTGGTGTTATCCAAAGCACCAAGCCTACTGGCGTCTTTGTAGAAGGCAGAGCAATAGCAACATTAGGAGATATGGTATCAACACACGGCGAAGCGCCACATATAAATCCTACAATCATTTTTGGTACTTCAGCCACAGTATTTGCAGGAAAGGAAAGCTCACCGGTTGCAATGGTAGGCTCAAAAGCATCTTGTATGCATTCTGTAACAATGGGAAGTTTTACAGTTAATGTAGGACTGTAATGTCCAATCTAGTTTCTGTACGTGGCCCCCACGCCAGAAACAATACCAACACAATAAGAATACAATGGAACATGGG